ATTCCTGTTTAAATTGCTTCGCGCTCATGTGACGCTTTGCTGCTTCGATTGTCTTCGCTGGCAATATCTCCGCACTCGTCCAGTGGTATGCCTTCCAATCTGGGTCACCGCTGTCTCTAGCATACATAAACATATCATAATAGTGGTTCAGGCCGTCCGGTACGCCGATAAGCCAACACCATGCGCGGTAATCCGGTCGCGTGGGGTTAAACGTGTCTAATGCTGGGGCTATGTGTGATTCCCATGCGTCAGGTTTTATATCGGCTATCTCGTCAATAACGCCGCCCGTCCAGAAAACACCCTCTATTCGCTCGGCTTTGTCAAGCCCTATTAGCGATATCTGGGAGCCATTTTTAAACGTGATTGTTAATTCTGTTTCACTCGGCTTGGACTCCAATAGTCCAGCAGGAGCGAGGGCCTTCATGTCAGCCCAATAGATCTTTTTTACCTGTGCGTTTGTAGGAGCGGCGATAAAATAACTTTCATCGGGGTTTTTTAATGCCTGTTTGATAACGTATCGTTTCGCCCGTTCTGTTTTTCCTGAACGTCTGCCAGCGGGTACAACTTTAAAACGCACATCATCGGCTACTAGATCAAGCTGCTCTTGGTGCGGTATGAGTTCGTACCAACGTTTTTTATTCTTATCGTTTAAATATTCAGTCATTAATCGGGGAGAGCTTCTGCTACTGCTTGTGTTATTTCAGATATCGATAAATTGCTTTGCAATGCATTGGTGTTGTTAATGTCGGTCTTTGGTGCGTGTCTCTCTGCTACCTTCAAAGTGATAGCCAGTTTGTCGTTCGCATCTACTAGATGTTTTAAGTCTTGCGGTTCGTCTATGTTGTCTGCCATATCGCTTATTTTACCAGCCAGTTTAGTAGCGTTATCATTAATCAGCTTCTTGTGTCTGATTTTTTCATCTGCCACCTCATCCGCACAAACAATAGACTGTTCCTTTTCTGTTCCCTTTTTGGACGCTATTATTTCTTTGGCTTCCACGTAGTCGGTGTTTCTGCCCTGTTCCCATTGTTCCTTTTTTGCACGTTGGGAAATTGTGTTTCTGGCTATTCCTGTTTTCTCTTTGATCTTTGACAATGAAAGCCCGGCTTCATAATATCCTTTAGCCCTACCCCACTGCTCATTACTGAACGCCATTTACTCTCGCCTCCCCCGCATCTCTAAAAAACTCCGATATCATCATGTCGTTATCTATGCAGAATTGATAAAATAATTTAGCTTGATGAATTTTCATATACACGCGTACCCGTTCGAGGTCGGTGTCTTTATAGAATGGTTCGCCGTTGACGTCTTTTTCGTCAAGTGTCACAAGACGCTCTTTGAGATATTGCGTCCTCGTTTTGGCTGTTGGGCCTGTTTTTCCCATAAGTGGCCTTTATGGTTGTGTTGTGACATTATAACATAACCTATTTTTTCACCTCACACCCCCGTCCATTCTAATCAAATTTCAATTTTACGAGCCTATGGTCTATTTGCAACTCTTCCACACCTTTGTATCTGTCTATATAAACCAATTTGTCTTTCTTGTTAAACTGCTTCGCATAGCCCTTATTCCACTCTATGGCCGTCTTTCTAAACGCAGTCAACCCTTTACGCTCAAAGTCGTTTTGTGTGGCCCTGTGCTGCTGCCTTGCATCCTCAACGCCCATTTCTTCCAGCTTCCAAGCTTCATACTCGTTTTTTGTTTTGGTGTCGGCGTATTTGTCAACTATTGACTGGCATGTCCCTGTTAATTCCGCATCTGAAAACTTTGGTATGCTCATTGCTCTGCCTTCAGGTGTTCTTCCCATTGGGTTGAAGTGATTTTACAATCACCTGTTCCGACCATTTGAATGCTGCATGTGCCTGATTTATCAGTATCGGTTACCATGAATGACCCATCATTAAACTCTACATATCTTATAATTCTATCTCCGATTGTATCCCAATTATATAAAGCTACATTATCCCCGCCATACTTAGCCGCGCCCACACCGCAAAAGATCGGCTTCCCGTCTTTGTCGTCTTTGCCTGTGTAGACTCCTATGCTGTCTGGGTAGACAAGCGGCGCAAGTCCCTCTCTGTTATCCGTTAATATTCTTTCTTTCCCAAATAAATCTCCATATACCCAGCACTCTTCCGTCTCGCGCCAACCCCTGAAAGTCGTCAACGCTGTATAGTTATGCTTGCTCATCCTATCCCCTTCTGGTAGTTTAATATCTTCTTCCGCATCTCTTGCCAAACCAAATCAAGTTTGGCATTGTAATACCGCCCGGCCTTTTGTCTGCTCATCGGCTTTGGCTTGTTGCCGATGAAGTCAATCTCCCATTTACCTTTTACCAGCCGCTTTGATTCGGCTTGAGCGTAATGGGCTTCTCCGTAAGTTCTGCTTATCATGCGCTTGCTCCAAATTTGAGGTCAAAGATTGTCTTCTCTCGTTGCTTGGCCTGCTCTTTGAGTTCCCGGTTTTCCTCTTCAAGTTCTTCGATGCGGTCTTTTAGCACTTCTTTGGGGGCTTTGTATTCTCTTTTTCCGCCGTGCGTGCAACCGCAAGCTGCCTTCTCGCCGCCCCTCAGTCTTGTTGTGCTTACAACCGTATCGCCGCCGCAATCGCAGGTACAATACCACATAGCATTTCCGTTTTTAGAGCCTTGCCTGTGCTGCACGATAAGCTTACCGAATCGTTGCCCTTCAAGGTCGTATTGTTTGCCTCCCACTACGGTGCCTCCCATTTGATTCTCTCTGCATTGACCGGAAAGCAAAAGAAGATATTGTAATGCGTTCCGGTGTCAAGGTCGGTTAGCGTGATGCCTGTGACATTATAGTCGTATATCAGGCCTGATGCGCCTTTACAGTTGTATATCTCCGCCGCGTACACCTTATTCGCTCCCCATGCCACGAAGAGCAGGACGAACACCCATGCGAGCTTTTCTGCTTTTGTTATCATTTCACTACCTCAACCAATTTAAAAAACCGTAGTTCATAATCCTCAATAGGCGACCATATTGGGTTTAAAATACTCATTCTTGGTTTGTCTTTATGAAACACCTTAACAACCAACCCACCATTCGCTTCAGCCTCTTTCGCTTCTGCGTAACGGGCTTTGATGTCGGCGTGCGGGTCTTTGGGTTTTGGTTTTGGTTTAAGTGTAGTAAAATTAAGAAGAGGATAGCCGTTATTGTTCTCAAATCGTTTACCATTCCATTTATAAGACCATGCATCTTCCATACATTCCCCACCGCCCAACATAAACTGAATAGCATCTTTTGGGCTTAGGTATCCATCTTCATTAATCTTCAGCTCCCGCTTTGCCTCAGTAATCAAAAACGGCTCAACGGCCTTTTGATGCTCGTCGAATGTGAGTTCGGGGGCTTCTGTATCGTCTATTCCTTTCTTTTCTTTATCGGGTATATTGCTATCAGTAGAACGTAAATTACTATCCCGCCCGTTAGATATAGTGCTAATGCTTCCATTTGTATTTTTTCCTTTTTTCAACCAACGCTCCTTATGCTCATCCTCGCCGTATGTTAATTCTTTTTCCCATTCGCCGTTGATGGTGTAGAAATTGCCTTGGTGGTGAAATGCTTGTGTTTCGCCGTTGTTTTGCTCTAACGTGCCATTTAAAAAAGCGCCGTCTTTGTCAATATATATTACACAGTCATTATTTATTCCAGTAAACATAGTCTCGTATGTGTCTGTTTCTCTATGGTCATATATCGAATACCCAGCTTTCACCAAGGCATCAAAAGTTGCCTCATTCGCTTCAAGCCAATACCCTCTTAAATTTGTAATTTTCATCTCTCTCTCTCCTATAAATGATTTTTAATGCCGTCCCAATGTACGGCGAGCGTCCCCAGGATTATCAGCATGACTGTTGCTATTGTTGCTGTGGCTAGTAATGCGCTTATTTCTTCGGGGGTCATTGTGAAATCACTATTTCAAATGGCTTATTAATCCAAGCGACATAAAGCATCATTAGTCCGAATACACAGAGGGCGATACCCTCAATGCTGATTTTACCAGCAAAGCCCACAGTGATGCTGTTGAGTACTATTCCGGCGATAATGGCATAAGCGCCTATCACCAAAAGTGCTATTAAACCTATCCACTCCATCATTTCCCCCTTGTATCGTTTTGCTTTTGTCTCTCGTGCAGTCCTGCTTTTAACGCTGCAAGCCCTAGGAGCATTAGCTTTAGTTTCTCCCGTGGGTATTTGCTTACGGTTGATTTTGCCCTGCCGAGGTGATCGGCTAGGTCTTGGTGGGTTGCTTTTTTCATTTTTTCGTACCGCAGTTTGGGCATTCTCTGTCCTTGCTTGGTGCGCCGCAAAGTTTGCAGATGTCTTTTTCTTCTATTACCATCTTAATATCCCTTCTCTTCCATATATTCTGCATGTTGATGCTTGCTTGCTTCACACAGTGCCTCGCAATGCGTACAGATATAATAATATCTCTCTTGCTCTTTTTTTGCAAAACCTTTGTTTGTATCGCACTTAAATGATAGCTTGGCGTTGGCTACCCTTTGCGCGGTCAGTGCTGCTTTACAGTTAAAACATTTCATCTTATGCCGCCCATGTTGCGTAAGATGAAAAAATCTCTTTTCTTTGTTTTCTTGTTACAGACACCGTTCTGCCAATGCGTGATGCCTTAATATAATCGGCCTCAGTTTCACATTCTTTTAAAATCCCAAGTTCGATCAATGCTTCTTTCTTGTCAAAACCTAAAACGAACATGTCTGTAAAAAAAATCTCTTTCTCTTCTTGCTTAATCGTTTTCATCTTATCCCCTTTTCCTCTTTGTTACCTATATCTTAACATGTTTTGCTTTAAAGTTTCTTAAATTAGTACCGTTAAGCGGATATTTATTGCAATTTCCCCTCTTCTGCTTTTTTGGCCCGCTCGTGCTTCTTTATTTCCCCGTTCATCAACTGAAGCAGCAGTGATGTTCTGTTGAGCACCTCTGAGCGTTCTTGTATCATTTTGTCGAAAGCGTCCAGCAGTGAAGCCGGAACGATTAGTTGGACTCTTTTGTTTTCAGGCATCACAAAATCTCTCTGTGTCACCATTAGCAACTGCTGTTTTGAGTGCATCGATCATAGAATGGTGTGCATTCTGGAAACTGCCCTCTACAAAAACGTTTTTAACTGTTCCATCCTCATTCAAACAAGCAACTATAAAGCTTTTCTTTCCGTTTCTCTTTATGTATCTTACCTTTTTCATCTTATCCCCTTTTTCTTTATCTTCCACAGTATTGCATTATCTAGCTTATACACACCTGAAACACACGAAGTTATGCTAATTTCTTCTCAACCCTTCTTATCTTCTTCCGCAGTATCTTTATCAGCCTTTGGTAGTATTCGACACTATACCCTCTCAACACGCTTTTTGTGGCTTCGAGCTTTTCCACATATTCAAGACCGTATTTGTCTATCATAAAAACTCTGTACTCTTTAGGCATACCGCCCCGGTACTGGTTGCAGTTCACACACTGCTGATGTATTTGGTTTACGTTGTATCTTATCGCGCTGTAGCCGGATGTGGGTAGGAAGTGGCCGCCGTCCATCTTCCCCGTTGTATTGGAGCAAGTGCAGCATCTATGCCCGTTGTTGAGTCGATCTCTCAGCCTGGCATACTTGTTGACCAGCATTTGAAGATTTCTCTTTAATACCGTTCTGTCTGAGTCGTTGAATTGTTTTAGGGCTCTGCGGTCTTTCTTTTTTTTGTTCTCTGCGTTCTTTTGGGCTTGCTTTGATGCATGATTCATAGCACAGACATAAGAGCATGTGGTTTGCATGTCTCGGTCGGGGATAAAAAAGCCTCCACATGTTTTGCACTTCTTTTTACGCCGGGCCATCTGCTATCTCTTTTATCGGCTTGCCGCACCCTGGGCATAGATTTATTGTTGAAAGTTCTTTCACTATGTATTCATGCCCACAGTCCGAGATATAAGTAATCATTCCGAAAGCCTGAAAAAACACTTTTCTTTTACACGTATCGGCTCCTGTCTCCCGCATAGGCGTACCAAATTCATCCTCTAGCATCTCGCTGAGGTCCGGCATGATTTGTGGTGCAGCCCTTTCGATGATGTCAACGAACCTGTTGAGCGCATTGGTTAATTGTGTTGGCGCGATTTCGTCTATCTGCCATTTTAGGCGTTCGGCTTCTTTCATCGTCTTGCTCATCTTCTCCCCTTTTCATTCTTGTATTGTGCCAGTATTTCGAGTGAAAAGCCTTGACCAAAATCAAGAAAATAGCACACTTTTCTGCAAAGATTTTTCATACTCAATTTCTTTTTTGCTTTTTTTCGGCTCATACTTGACAATGCCTAATTCCACAAAGGCCATCTTCCTACACTTGAGCCAAACTTTGTATGGGTGATATTTTCGCTCCCCGAATGGATACGCTGCGTCAATGGCTTTTTTATAATCCCCGTCACCGCAGTTTTGTATTGCCTCTCCGATTGTCTCGTTTGCTATTTCTTCCCATTGGCTCATCTTTTACCCCTCAACCCATTTCCCAGGGTTTATTGTTTTGCGCTTCATCACGACCTGCCTATTTTCTGCAACATTCCCGCTACCTTTGGGTGTATCGGTTCTTGCTCTATCATTACAGGTTCGTCTTTATCTTTCAAAAACGGAAGCACGCCGCCCAGCTCTTCGAACTTGCTTTTGACTTCTTTAATGACTCCGATTTTGTGCTGATTGACAAAAAGCCACTTCCAAAATAAAATCTCATCATCCGACGTGAGTTTTTTACCGCTGTACTGGTTCACCAATTCGCTATCACGGTTCATTGCAACAGTCACAGAGGGCTGATATAGTCCTTCGATGTCGTTTGCTATGCGCTTGCCTTTAAAGTAGTGATAACAGAAGTCTTTCACTGTGTCGAGTTCCTTGAAGGTGCGCGTTCCGGCTTGTAGTTCATTGGTGAATATTTCGGCTTCGTACTTTCTTACAACATTACTAATCGCGGTATCTGGTCTCATCATTGTATTATCGTTTCTAATAGTCTCAACGACAAACTGTTTGATTTTATCGTCAGGGATATTTTTCAAAAGCTCTTTGTATATAAACATCGTGCTGGTATTAAATGGAATCCTAAAGCTTTCCAGCAATGCCTTTATCATTCCTGCCCTAAATGGATTATGATCTGTGCTGCTCATGCTTATACCCCCATTTATACCCATTTGCACTATTCCTTGTACCATTACAGCATTTAAAAATATTCGATAAATGGGAATTTGTTTGTCTTGCTGCTTCACTAAGTGAAATAAACTCACCCACAATACAGTCATTTAAGCTATATTGTAATACTGCTTTTTTTGGCTTACCTGTGTTTATTTTTAATGTCATTGCGACAATGGAACCTTTTTTGTTATTCTCATCCCATGTTATTAGCTGTATGTTGTTTTTCGTATATCCGATAGAATCGTCTATCCTATCCACCGAGGGAATACAATCTTTTAGATAACCACTCGCCACCCATCTTGTATAGAGTTTGAAAAAGTTTTGATTTTCTAATATCCAATTTGCGAACCACCCTTTAGTATACGTTGGCATTTTATGGCCGCGTCTTTTGCTATTGAATCGTTGCATTGCGTATATTCTAGCTATTAATCCAGGAATTGATCTATTGTAAACAAGAGTGCATTTTTTGCATCTGTTTTCTAGTCCATCTTTTAGTAATTTGTGTTTATAAAATTCTTCTGTCGGTTTTTTGATATCGCATTTTTTACATTTTTTAAATGTCATGATTGTCTCCTATCTGCTGATAGGCTTCGGACGGGGTTCGTCCTTGAGAGGCTGCCATTTTACTGGGCTTATATGTAATTATACCATAAAACATGATATTTCTAGCAAGGGGTTATGATTTGTGTTGTTCATGCTTTACTGCTTTAAAATACTTTGCTACAAATTTCCCACTATTCAGCTTGAACGGTTCGCTGACAATGTTCATGCCTGAATCTCGAAGGTCTCTTATGCGCGCTGCCAGTCTGAAACACCCGAACATTTCAAGTGCTTCGAGTTGGGTCAAGCTGGCACCGCCGTTTAGATGGGCTTTGATTTGGTTAAGCTGGCTCATTCTGACTCCATTTGTCTTTTGCATATTGCTTATATACTTCTTCCATCTTCCTGCTTTCTTCATCACCAAAAACAAATTCTTTGCATTTTGTTAAATGCTCTATTTGTTCATCAAACAATCTCATAACATTTTTTCCATCGCCAATCTCACAGGAGTGTATAATTTCTCTTATGAGTGCATCAGATAATGCCTGTATTCTTATTTCGGCTATTTCATTCATTGCTTCCCCTTTATCAGCTTCATCACGTCTTTACTCGCCGCACTGTCTCGGTATGAGGTGCGGCACTTTTTCGGCTGGCTGGCTTTTAGGTATTGTTGGATTAGGTATTGGTTAGACATTTATTTTCCTCCGTTGGCTCACCATAAGTACACCAAATATTTAAAAGATGGTCTCCGGCCCATGCAGGCTTATTTATGAGTGTTCTCCTATCTTTGGAGTCACCCATATTGGAAACCTCCATATATTCATAATAACTACCATTTTTCTGCTCAAGCCATCGTCTATGAATAAAAAAACGATCTCCTTCGCCTTCTTGTTTTTCTGGTATGCTTTTTTTGATTTTTGATTTTTTAAAATCAGCACAGTACCATGAATCATCAAGCGGGCAATATCCGATATCAAAAGTCTGGCAAGTTTTGTTTTTTTGATGTTCACAACTACCACAATTGCCTAAAGATAGATATATTTCATTAATCAACACTATTAAATCAAGCGTTCTATCTCTGCTATCTTGATAATATGTATTCTGTATTTCCTGCATTTTGTTAATTGCTTCTTCTCTTGGTGTCATGTGATCTCCTGTATGGTAACTCTGTATGTATGATTTTCTTTTAATTTTGTGTGATCATCCCATAACTCAAAGCCAATCTTTTTCCAATTACCTACGACATAGCCATCCTTTAGCACGTTCAATCTGCTTTTTCCTTCAAAAACATCAACTACATTATTATCATATGTTTTTAATTCAGCTTTCAGACTACAAACCGTACTATAATTGTATGCTCTCATTTTCTTTTCATGCTCGAGTAACACCTCTAAATCATCAACACGCTTCATTAACTCTTTAATTCTTTTATCTTTTTTTGCTACCAGAAACTCTATTTCTGTCTTAAACGCTTTTGCATCTTTCGGATGTTTCATTTCGTATTGATGGTATATAAATGATACTTCACTTTCTTGATTCATCTTCTCTCCCTCATTCATTTGTGTGTGCAGCGGTTGTGTTCACATACCTGTCATGCTTTTTTCTTTTAAGCCTATTGAATCTTTGAATCTTGGCTAACCTTTTTGCTGTGTGTTTTTGGTTTTTGGGCTTAGTCATTCTTCTATCCACTGAGTATGAAAACCGTCGCATGGGCTTGAAGTGATTATTTTTTGAACTAAATGTGTTCTGTCACATCCTTCGCCATCATGCATTACGACATGCTCTTCATAATGCTTTTGCTTATCGTTCCATTCAAACCATCTCTTCTCTATCTCATATTGAGGATTAACCGGAGTGAATATCGGTTTTCTTTGAGCGCGCTTAGTTAATGGTTCTTCTAAGACTTTAACTATTTCTTTTTTATCTTGATCTGAAATCTTATCCATATGTGCTTTTATATTCTTACTGTTTTCCATGTTTTCTCTTTGCTCTTGTTATATGACTTTGGTGAAACTCGTTTGCAAGGCATACTTAGACCTCCCCCGAAATAGGGAAAACGTCAATGTATGACTTCGGAGCCAACTTCGTAGCTTTTAACAAACGCGCACTGTTGCGCCAGTAGTTCCAATCAGCAGCGGTCACCATTGTGTGCTGAGAGTTCCATACAAGCTCTACAACTGAATGTCAGAGCATGGTTAGGCATGAACTACCGTTAGCCTAACTTAATAGGTGACGGTATCTGGAATCGTTAAACCAGTCCCTTTAGAAAGCCTTTCGGACGATCTCGATTTTTTTAGTTCGGTTGACAATGAAATAAGAGTTTTTTGATTTATAAGTAGGAGGGTTGAGCCTGTCAGAACTACCACTACTTATAGACAAATATTTCAAGTCAACCCCCCGAAGGAGGTCAGCAGTGATAGCTGACAGGCTAACTTGAAATATCAAAGTAAATTAAAGATCACAACGCAGGAGAGTAAACTCTACTGACCGCGTTATTAAAATTATAACTATTAAAAGCTGAATGTTTGTTGAAGCCCCCGCATTGATGAGACGCGGAGGGAGGATTTAAGGAGGTACGATTTAAAGGGGTAAAATCGTACAGGGTGATTATAGCAGAAGTTTGGTTAAACGGTTTCTTTGCTATATCTTGTCACGTCCATTACATGTTCCCCCATTCTTTGGCATCGTTGTTTTCCCATCTACTGCCTACTGTTGGTGATGGTTTTGGTTTCCATTCCATTGTATATCCTTTGTTGTATTTACTATTGCCCTTGCACTTGCAAAGGTGTACTTCTTGTATGTAAAGCATTCTGAGTTGTATTCAACTACTGTCGCGGTAAACTCTACCACTTCTCCGCATTTTAGCTTTTCTTCTCTCCATCTTTTAGAGTAGTTTATAAAAAAATGGTCTATTGGTATATCGTTAACAACCGCATCCTTTATTAACACTTTTTTTATCCCGCCGAACGGTTCAACTATGCCCTCGTATCTCCCCTTTATTTTTAGCTTTTCCCCTAAATATTTTTTTAGAAAAAATCTACAATGTCTTTTTTCTTTATTTGGTGTTCTTGTATCGTCGATCATTTATTCCCCCTTCTATTTTTAAGTTCATTACGCTCCACCACCCTGCAGCATACAACATATTGTAAATATTGCATGCTTCGGCGGGTTATTGGCTCTGTTTCGGCTGCTGTTTACATTTTATTGTATCTTTTTCTTTTTCACTTCTTCGTACAGATACTCTGTCAAATATGCCAACAATTCGCCCAGGCTATCCGATGGGTCTATGTCTCTGATTTTCAGTAGCCACAGCGCAATATGTACACACTCATGCAGTATGTGGGTATCTTCATCTTCAAATATGCCAATCACGAAAGAGCCGTTGGTGTCATTCATCAAACAGTTAGCGTTATGATGATCGTCTGTATAATCAAACTCATGTTTTTTCTTACATATCTCTTTGTATTCTTTTAGGCTGAAGACTATGTTTCCGTTCGCGCCTAAAATTGGTACGTAAATGTGCGATCTTTTGTATAGCTTGCAGTATCGCTTTTTCTTCACTTCTTCCCCTTCTCTTCCAATTTCCGCAGCTCTTCGGCATGCAGCCGGGCTTTTTCCTCTTCTCTGAATTGTTCGCGCTCTTCGGGGGTCATTTATTAGCCTTTGACTCAAAGATGCTTATATTTTCAGGCATTTCTATATCGTTTATGTTTGCTCCTAAAAACGTAAGCCCTAACATAATCCAAAAGCCAGCCCATGCTATCCCGCTTCCTATGTGATACCCGTGCTTGTCAGTCATCTTTTTCCTCCTGGATGGTTTCTATCATTGGGCGGCCTTTTTTGGCGTGGTAGTCTACTATACGAAGTTATTCCATCATCAATACTTATAAGCCATTCGCAGCTATCCCACACTGCTGTTATGTAACCTTGACCACACAGCCACTCTTCAAGCTTGTCTTTTAGTTCGTAGATGGAAAGTTCAGATTCATATTCCTCTCCTACTGCTTCAAAATATTCAATCATTCCATTTCTATCAGTTTTTATGTGAACTTTTCTTCCCAACACATCCGACAACATCCCCTCCGTGATTAGTGCTTTTGTTTCTTCGGTCATTCTGTCTCCTTTTTGATTATTAGTACGGTGTAGGTTTGGCAGTTTTTTAATGCACCCATAAGCAGGCCGTCCGCGATGAATCCATCAAAATCATCACTCATCTCTCCAAACGCATCAACTACTTCTGCATCAAATTTAACCACCACTTCCCCGCGCTCTGCTTCGCTCAGGCTCGTAGCCATTTTGTTACAGTCTTTAAATGCGAGGGAAAGATTTTCTTTTAGACAGGCTATCTCTTGTGTTAGCTCTATGTTAAGAGGCGTTACGTGGACTGCTTCTAGTTTGGTTTGTAAGTCGTTGATCTTTGCTGCCTGCTCAACGAGTTTTGATTTTAAGATTCCTGTTTCGGCTTCGTGTATGCGTTTTAGTTCTTCCAGTTGGTTCATTTGCTCCCCTTTTTTATCATTTCTTTAATCTCTCTCTTGGCTTTTCTCAGTGACTTTATGTTTGCTTTGTTGATGTCGGCGTGACCGTTTGGAGGCGTTGGCTTTATGACTGCCACGATTTTATCAAAGGTACTCATAATTCTAGCCCGTATTTTTCTGCTATTTTTCTCAATGGGCTACGGTGATGAAAATTTATGTTTTCATGCCAAAGCTTTTTTATTCTGGCATGGATTACCTCTATCGGCTCATCTATTTCCTCGACTGTAATGCGGGTTTTTGTAACTTGGACGCTACTATTGAAACAGGATGGCTCATTTTGTTTCAAACTGCCCAACTCATACGCGCCTATTTTTTTGAATGTTTCGATTGTTTTTTTCATCTCACACCCCTTCATCTAAATCACGCATCAAATGCGTCTTCTCGGCTGGCTCATATTCAAAGCATGACTGGCTGAAATCTTTAACCAATATCGAAACATCTACGCCGCCCCATTCCTTTGTATTGACGATCACCTGTTTTGTCAGTGCGTCTTTGCAGTCTGTTTTCGAGCATCGTGCGTTGCAGTATGTTCTGTCTTTGTAGCATGTCATTCTAAAGCCTCTTTTGTTGTCTTTATCTCTGCCATGCCTATGATCTCAAATTTTTTAAAGTCTTCTTTATGGTATTTAGTAACATGTCCGAAATTCATAGATATCACTTTGCACATATTGTTTTCACTTCCTATGTATACGCTTTTTTTTAGTGGGTTTTTGTCGGATGCCCACGGGTTTACAACCACTGTTCCTACTTTCACCCCATCCCCTTCTTTTCTTCTGCGAGTTCTTTAATGCTCTGCTTTATCATGCCGTGTGCTTCATATATAGCATTTAATAGCTCTCCCGCTGTCTCTGTATCGGAATTGCTTATTTCTTCGTTCAGGAGCTTTTTAAGCGCACCTTCCATATTGCCGAAATATCCGAGCCTTGCGTTTGTCGTTGTCGGTTCTTTGGTCTGTGGGTTTTTCCCCTCTCTTAATACCGTTAAGGTGATGTTGTATTCGTCGGTTTTTTCTAGTGTGTATTTACCTATTGTGAGTTTCATTTCATTTCCCCTTTTGCCTTATGCGCACCCCAGTTTTTCAAGTGCTTAATAATAGTATTTCTAGCACATCCGTAATGCGCCGCCAGCTTGTCATAGCTCAGACCTTTTTTATAGTCTGCTATGATCTCGTCTTTTTGTTTCTCCAAATGCTTCACGCTTTCTCCTTGATTTTTAAAAGTATACCACTTTAACATAACGTTTGTCAAATCTGCCGTGATTTATGTTAGTTTAAGCTAGGTAATGCGACAATACAACATCGAAAAAGAGAAAAGCAAGCCCGACCAGCGCGAAACACGGCCTATGCGTAACCTCGACTTTTCGAGCCACACCATAAGCACCCATGAGCTTGTAGTTAGAGTAGGAGAAAGATAGGGTTCACCTGCGAATGTGTGGTTGTTTACTCTTACAGCACACGCGCCAAGCCCGGCAAAGGTGGACAAGACCGTCTGTCCGTGTGCTGTATGATTTACAACTGTTAAGATTTTAAAGAGCGGGACAAGGCGAGACTGGAGGAGCGCGCCTGCCTTGCACGTGGGAAAATGTTGGATCGTAGCCAACTGTCTCGTTCTGAGAGTCTTAACAAGTTCTATAAAAGGGGTAAAGATGAGAAGAGTTATGAAGAAACCTGAAGAATTGGCAGTTGTTTATGCAGATAACATCGAAGAACTTATGGAAAAATATGATTTCATTGGATTTATGAGTGATATAAAAATTAGGTACATGGTTGTTGCTTGTGGGGGTGCGAAAGGGCTTGCTGTAACACCTGATGGTACTTATGCTGGGCGGCAAGAGCAAAAGAATAACTACCCTATGGAAAGTTATAGGGTTTTTGATTCTGGTGCTGAACTTCTGTTGTGGATGTCTCAATCATGACCCCCTCCCACTGGACACGCTTCGACAAAGCGTTTACAAAACTGGCTGTGTGGTGGGAAAAGAAAGGATTGTTGTGAAAGTTGAAGAAGCGAAACAAAAATGGTGTCCCTTTAAAGATAGTGGGTACGATTCAAGGACATGCATCGGCGACGATTGTATGGCATGGGCAGAAATAAGCGCATACGAATTTGAAGAGATTAAGGGAGGCCAAGTTGCTACAAAAAAAGAATTGCCAGAAGACCAAAAAGAAGGCTACTGTATACGCCTTTGTAAATAATGCAAAGCCTTAAGCAAGAGTTGAGCGCCGCGCTGCTTGAATGTCTGGCGTTTAGATTGGAGTTGATGAGCTTGAGGATACGTGATGACGTTTAAAGAATACGTTTGGTTTTTCAAAACGAGCTGGAGCTATGCGGGAGGAATTAAAAACTTGAAGTCATTTATTGTCGGCCTTCCGCTGGCCACATGGAGATACAGAAAGTCAATAATTAGCGATAGGGCTTGATTTGTATCAAGGCAATAAATAACCAGGTATGCCATACTGGGGTATCAAAAAGGGGAAACGATGAAAGGTATTTACAAAAAATTAAACTCGATCATGAAAAAGGTTGAGTTCGTTACAAAAGACGGGCTTCTAGGTTACGGGCAAAATCAGTTCCGTATCGTCACTCACGATAAGGTTTTATCGGTAGTCCGTCAACACTTCGTTGATGCTGGCGTATTGGTGGTGCCGTCTCAGGTTGAAAAAGGAATAAGCGTTCCAGGCAAAACCAAAAACGGCGGCGACAAGATCAGGCTTGAAGTGCTTTATGATGTGTCGTTTATCGATTCAGAGGACGGCTCCGAGCTTATTATCCGCACCGAAGCACACGCAGAAGACAATAGTGACAAGGCGGCAAACAAAGCTATCACCTATGCTGTTAAAAATGCAATTCTTAAGGTGTTGTTGCTTCAATCCGGCGACGATGTGAACCAAGAAATATCAAATAAAGTAAACAACACACAGAGAAGCATATTGCAAAAGCTTGTCACCTCTACCAAATCCAACGAAGAAGAGTTTCTGGCTTATTACGGTGCATCAACTTACGCTGATTTCAGCCAAGCATATTATCAAGGCGCGGTTGACGCTCTCCAAAAAAAGGCTAAAAAATGAGTTTGCAAAAAACCTACGAGACAAAACTTGAAACGGCAGAGAAACATGAAGTCGAGGCCATCCTTGATTTTAAACTCGAAGCCACTTCGCCTTTTGGTGTTGCGGATTATGTAGAATATGCGGTAGACAATCTTGACGATAAACTAAAACGCATCGAGCAAACCGAAAAAAGATTAAAAGCGATTAAAGTACAAATCAAAGCCCAAATCGAAACTATCAAAATCGGGGCCTCTGCATGGCTTGACGGTGCAGGGCTGGACAAACTACAAGGAGACCATGTTTCGAGCGTCACGGTGCTTGAGCGGTCCGCTAAAGAAGATTTAATTGTAACGAGTGAAGAAGCGTTGATTAATGCGGGATATTTCAAGACGATAGCCGATAAAACCGCTGTAAAAAATGCCATCAAAGAGGGTGTGCAGATTGGGGGCGCGCATATCGAAATCACATATCTTGAAGATAGTTTGAAGATCAACAAGAAGAGAAGTAATGCTTCTGGAACTGATAAGAACTGAACACGGCTTAGTGCCGGTCAGTGATGAAAGCGTGAAGGCTGTCAAAAAGATTGCATTGCGTGATTCTGTTTTTGTGGAATATAAACCGAGGCGTAATTACAAGTTTCATAAAAAATACTTTGCTCTTTTGCAGGCAGTCATTCCGAATCAAGAGCATTTCAAAACCATTGATAATTTACATGAAGCGGTGAAATATAGAGCGGGTTGGTTTGAAACGATTATTCCGCTAAAAGGAGAGCCTTTTATAAAGACAAAAAGTATAGCTTTTTATTCTATGGATGATGCAGAGTTTGAGACATTTTTCAGCTCCGCCTTAGATGTGTGTGCCGAGTTGGTCGGTGATGATGCAGTGCGAGACATAATCGCATTTATATAAAGGAAAAACATGACACGATACAACATAATGGCGGCGAAGCCATACACTGACAAGCAGAGCAATGAGCAGAAAACAAAGTGGGTCAAGCTTGGCTCAATCGTTATAATGCAAGATTCTCAGACGGGTAAACAAAAAATGTTTGGTGATCTCGATTGTATCCCCGCTGGTGCATGGTTCGACGGCTCGATTCAGCTTTTTGAGGCAGACCAGCAACAGAGTGGCGGGCAGCAACAGCAGGGGCAGGGACAACAGCAGGGCGGTTACAACCAGCAACAGACAGGAGGCGGCTACAACCAACAGGGCGGCGGTTATGCTCAGTAGCGAACCAATAGAAACTCACGCAGGGATTTTTATCTTCTGCGTCGGCGGCCTCTTCTGCATGGATAACGTTACGCAGGCGTTCGGGTGTATTGAAGATGCCCGGGACTGGATTGACGGGCTGGCGGGGTTCACTGCGGTGAACGGGGTGATAGTTGAATATGAGGAGGCAGCATGAGGGAGGCTAGGTTTAAGATATGGGACAAAAAAAGAAAAAAATGGGTTCATAAAACACCCGTAAATCTCTTAGGTGAAACTATACTTTTAGGAGAATTCATGAGAAGACCAGATGGTACTCATGTAAGACTTGAGGAACTAAATGATATGGAAATAATTCAATACACCGGCCTAAAAGACAAAAACAAAAAAGAGATTTATGAGGGGGATGTAGTCATTTTGTATAACTGGGATGAAGATTGCTGGGATGTTTTAAGAACCGTAGAATTCAGCGAAGGATCATTTATGGTAACTGATATTGACAACTCCGGCACTTGCAGCATTCAGATGGTAGAACTGTCAGAGTGTAGAATCATCGGCAACATCTACGAAAACCCAGAACTATTAAAGGCCGGAGCATGACACCCGAAAAATACGAAGAAGAAAAGGCGTACATTATCGAGCATTGTTTTGACCCTGAACAGCGAAGGGTCGAGCTTGACAAGCTGGATGCAGAACGGAGAAAGTCTGCCGTTGCTGTTCCAGGTGATTTTGATTCAGACGGCGGGGATTTATACTGTTTCGAAGAAGGGTAAAAATGAAAGATTTGGACAGAATGATAAAACAGTTGGAGCATGCAGTTGTCAACGAAAAACATTGTGGCACAGAATCAATAAATGAACTATTTCCTTTGATTGGGGAAGTCGTGCAACTGCCTAGCAATCCACGGCCCGAGGCTGTATGGGCGTATGCTGTGGCTCTGTTGCTTCGTAGAATCGAAGAACTAGAGAGGGTTAGCAAACAAAATTAATACAGCCATGAAACATCCTATTACACCGCTACGCATCATAATCCTTTTGTCTGAATTCACCTTTGTAAGTTATGGTGATACTATCATTAGTGCCGTTCTTTTTTTTCCAAAAAGCCTTTCGGCCCTTGCTGAACATCACGCCCAGAAAGTATTTTAAGGCGCGTTCGGCGCGTAGCAGCATCATAAACCTGTTTGACTCATTGACGACTATCGCGGTCATATTCCAAAAGAACATAGCATTAGAGAAATAGTAGTCGCCTATCGTCTTGCCTTTGGAAAACATCCAGTCGTGAATATTGCAGGCTTCCGTGATGGTGAGGCCCCAGAACGTATCAGGGACGTTAACGCCGCCTTTCGCGCCGCATCCGTTGCAGAGTGCATCTCTTAAGTGTTGCGGGGCTGTGAAGTAGTCTGACGGGGCGTAGATGGGTAGCTTTTTCATTCTGTTATTTTTAGCGGTTTGCTATGTAGACAAAAACTGCACGGGCTTGACCGTTCAAGATATCCGGCATCTTCCAGCAGTGTCATAACTTTTTTAATCAGGACTTTGATTTTCTCCTCTATCTCTTTTCGCTCGGAATCGCTTATAAACGTTCCTTCGTCTGATTCTGGCATAGTGGCTTTGTATATCAAGTCATTGATTTGATGTGAGAGTCCAGCGACTTGATGCATCGTGTATCTTATGTCGTTTGTTTTATCCACCTGCTCCCCCTGGTATTGCAACTATCACCAATCCTTTTGAGTGTAGCCAATACGCGCCGTATGCCAATCCAGACGCGCCGGAAAAAGCATATATTGATTTCATAATGAATTTAGAATTTTTATCAGTCTCTTTTTTGATAGGGGCCAATACCTCGAGTATTTCTTTATGTCCCGCGCTCATTGTGCTTTTTATCTCTTCCATTTTGGCTATCTCTGCTTTTTCGTGGGCGGTTTGCCATGCCACTTGCTGTTCATAGAGCTTATTGAGGGAGGCGATGTCTTTGCGTATTGATTCAATACTGGAGTTGGTGTTGGTGTTGACGTTGTCTATGGCAGACAGTTTGTGGTCATGCTTGTCTAGTTGTTCGCCTTGCTTTTGTACTGTTGCATGAAGCTCCTCATGCCTTTTTGCTAAATGCTCGCAACCTATACACTGTTCCACATTGCCGCCTTTTTAAAATTATATCACATTATACACAGGTGTAGTCGTTGAAGCTTCCGCTTATCGTTGCCACTTGCACTACTGCTGTAGCTGAGCCATCATTCCCGCCCAATAGGTGCAAGTGGTCTTTGGTGGCAACGACTTGTGAATATGCGGCATCATCGTATATATCATTAGGTACATCCTGCGCCCATGTACCTATTAATCCGTCTTCATCGATTGTTGCTATTTGTACATAGTGGGAAAGAACCGAAGCACCAAGTAAATATACAGTGTCATGAGTAGAAAACACTTGCGCATAAGCAGCAGCATAATCTAAAGTGTTGCCTGTTGTCCATGTGCCTATTATGCCCGCAACTATTGGGGCCGTGTATGTTGTGTCAACAATACCTGACCCGCCATTACCGCCCAACATATACACTCTGTTTTTGGTTGTAATGGCTTGTGAGGCATACAGCGGGCCGGGCATACTTGTAGTGGTTGACCATGTGCCTATTGCACCAGCCGTAATAGTGGCCGTTTGCACCACTGCTGAAGCGGAAGAGCCAGTGTGACCGCCCAATAAATAAATACGATCTGTTGTGATAATCGCCTGAGAGATACCCATTGCCGTATTAAGACTATTGGCGGATGTCCATGTTCCAAGCGTGCCGTCTCCGTTAACTGGGGCAACATGGACAGTGCTTGTTGTGGTGTTAGATGAATTACGCCCACCAATTAAATAGATGTATCCGTCCGTTACAACAACTTGCGCATATCTTTTAGCTACTGGCACGCTCGTAGTAGTTGACCATGTGCCAAGTGTGCCATCTGAATTAATAGGCGCCATATAAACTGTAGCAACTGTAGCAGAACCATTATTTCCACTAATCAAATACACATAATCTTTTGTGATAGCGGCTTGAGACATTTGCAATGCACCTGGCAAAGATGTGGCTGCTGCCCAACTTGTTATTGACGCGCTTTGGGTGAAATTTATATCATATTGGTTTTTCCACGGCTTTGCATTGTTGCAAAAAACTGGAACATCCCCAGCGGCTACTTTGCTAAAAAATAGCTTATTGGATAGCATCCCAAACCTCTTGCGCTGTGATGGCGGCCTTGATGCCGTCTTCTTTGTTCTGCTTGGCCCCTGTTATCTCTGCTGCCAGCAACTCGTATGCATCGGCATTGGTGATTATCTTGTCGGATATTTGGGACACAGTAAGGGTCGGATTTTTTAACTTCTTTACTTCTACTAGTTTTGTCAAAAACGGCGTAGCTGCGTTGGAATCTGCCTTGTATGCTCTGGCCTGCTCTTCTTGTTTTCTCCATGTCTCTCTTTCGCTTTGAGGGTAGCCGTTTTTAATCTGCTCCATAGCTTCTTCATACTCTTCGTAAGTATTGCTTAACTCTCTAGTTTGAATCTCTGCTAGCGGGATATCTTCAGTTGTTACGGCTTCAGAAACTATTCCATTCGACATGCTAAGTGTTGAGCCGATTGACCGCAGAGAGAATGAATCAAAGGTTCCAGCCGTTGCCGTATAGATTCCTCTTGAATTTCTGTACTCCTCTGTCCATCTTTGCAAGTAGATTGCTGGGTGCTTTATTCCAAAAGCGTCAAAAAACTTTGGAATGCCTTTTTCCTTGAACACTTCGAGATATTCTAATATCGGGGATTCTGCTGTTCCTGTATTTATTGCGAAACTCATATTTACTCCTTATACCGTTACCGCCGTGGCGAGTGTTACGGTTGCGGCCTGTGATTTGAATGCAATTTCATACGTTCCCGCCGCGCTTAGGTCTTGGGCATCCTCGCCGCTGAATGTGGAATCGAAGCTAACTGTTTCCGTGCCACCTTTGGTTATCTTAATGCTTCCCATCATATCTTCTATGAAGTCCGAGGCTGTTAATGTCAGATTTGTTGAACTGGTTGTCGTTAATTCTAAGTTGTTGCCGTCTGCGATTGATACCGTTTTTGTTGATGTCACCGTGCCGTAATCGTGCGCTGTGCTGTATTGAGGTTCGTTAAAATCGTTTTCAGTATCTTCTAATTCTACTGTTGTTGCCATCTTTTACCACCATACCTTAAGATATCCGTCCGCACCGTCCGCGCCCGCTGCACCCGCTGAACCGCCCGTGCCGCCCGTACCGCCGGGGCCAATAGTGACCGTGACCGTTGCCGCCGGGGTTAGACCTGTGACCACTTCTCTAACCATAATGGAAGCACCACCACCTCCGCCGCCCGGGTCTGTGGCTTGACCACCACCACCGCCGCCGCCGCTTCCGTAGTCTGTGGCTGATGGTTCTGTGCCTGCCGTTCCTGTAGTGCCGCCGTCACCGCCGTCGCCAAAGCACCCACCCGCACCGCCGCCGCCGCCGTAGTTTGTACCGCCGTCACCACCTAATGTTAAAACGGTCTCAGTGAGGTATATTCGTAATTCAAAACCGCTGCCATCCTCGCCGCCTGTACCGCCGCCACTGTCGCCATCGCCGCCGCTTACGGGGTAGCCGTTGCGGGTGTTCCCACCTATGCCGCTTTCGCTGGTAGTGCCGCCCGTGCCGCCATCACCGCCTATCGCCGTTACATGCGCGCCAAATGTCGAAGAGGTGCCGTCTGCGCCATTGTTTCCGCTAGAGCTGTTGTCGCCGCCTTCGCCACCACCACCTCCGCCGCCGCATGTCTCTATGATGACTGTCGTAACGCCTTCGGGTACTGTAAAAGTTCCGCTGGCTGTGAACTCTTCCGAATACATGTTTTTAATGATAGTTGGTGCGCCTGATGCTTGTTTTGCAAGGCCGCCGAAGTTCGCTTGCATTCCTTCTACTACCGAGCCTTTGATTGGCTTTCCTGTGTCGAACGTAGCCGCTGCGTAATCCGTGTATGTTTCAGCCATTAAAATACTCCTTTATACAAATAAGTACCCATCGGTACCGTCTGGGTTTAATCCGTTGTCATCGGCAAAATAACCGTACAACTCTTTATATTCGTCCGAATCCGTAGAATAGTCAACCGCGTCATCTGGTGCAAAATATCCGAAATTCAGATCATCAAAGAAAGAGGTGCGAACTTTGAGCGCGAAGCGGTGCGCTGTTGATGTTTCTTTCGATTCGATAACATAATATCTCTTAAGCGGTATCGCGCCTGTGTTGTCCTGATCGGTGCGTGTTGCAATGTCAATATAAATACCTACTTCTATTTTGTCGGCGGCATCTACAGAAAAAGACAACTCGACTGGTGTATCTTTCGCATAATTCACCAATGCGGAACTGAAGCCGCTTACTCTTGTTTCGCTTGTGAACCATCTCGACATTATGTTTTTAACACGCTTATCGCCGTATAGGTCTTCACCCTCTTCTGTCAAAGCGGCTGTTATTAAAGTCTGTGCATAATCGTCTTCATCTTTGAGCTGTGACCAATCATAAGGCGAGTATGATACCCACATCTGCGTAAGTCGCTCGCTGTCGTTCTTGGTGATCTTCATTGAGCCGCCGACTATCTGCGTATTATCATAAAATGCAGGTACTGTGTCAGTTGGTGGTGAAGGTGCTATGGCTTTTATTTTAACCTTTTGGGTGAGCGCATCGGCCCACATTAAGCACATTGATTGATATGTAAGTTCGTCGATTAGCGTACCGACTCCTGTGGGCTTTGATACGATAGTATGGTGATTCACATCGCTGAACCAGGCGGCCTTTTCGTCGTCCCATTCGTCCGGGTCTGATGGATTATCATTATAAGGCAGGTACGAGACGGGAATATCTGCATAATCTTTGCATAGTTCGTAAAGAATATCAACAAAATTATCATCAAACACTTTGCACTCTTGAACCGTATCGTCTTCGCTATGGCTTTCCGCTGTGGTACCATATTGACCGCGTACGATTGTTAAAACGTCGCTACTGCGCGTGAAGTCCATTATCTCATCACCAATGCGTATCAGGCCGCTTGCTGCATATTCTGAGCCTATCCCTGACGGCGTTAGCGTTGCTGTTGTATCTGAGTCGGTAATGTCTGCGAAAAGAGATCCTTCGGACGGCGCCGGGCATTGGGCGCGTTCGTTGTCAATCTTTTTGAGCGTGTCTATGCCTGTGATTTTAACGATACCTTTGGAATCGGGGCCTTCGATATTTTCAATCAAGTATTCGCGAGTCTCGTAATTAAAAAGGCTGAATCCATCGGCTGTACCATGCACAACCTGAGCGCCGTCTTTTACGACCGGAACGCCGTCTTTTACGACTTGTATCGGCCCGGCACCTGAGTACCCGGTCATCACCTTGATTTTACGGCCTATGTAATATTTATTCCTGGCTATCAGTTTGCCGAAGAAAGTACCTTGCTCTGTATCGTAAGAACGGCTTGATTGATACGGGTCTATGCCTATATCGTCGTGCTTAAAATCCCTGAGAAGTACGGTACATTTACCGCGATATCCTAGTCCTTGACCGAATGTAACGCGATTGGGTGCGATATTGGCACTGATAAGACAAGGGTGCATTAATTCGCCGATAGGTACGAGTTGGTTTTCCTGGATAAAGGTGTGCGTTACTGTGGCCCCTGCGAAGTTGGCAGTGTCTTTGCATGTTGAGCGTGTGTTATAGCACTCTTCGCCCGTAGCGGTACAAGGCGATACACCAAATGTTAAAGAGCAGTCGCTTAACTCTATTTGACATATTGATGACGTTTTTCGGCCAAATTCTAACGCCTCAGATGAGTAGCTCATGCCATGCCTCCCCCGTTACTCGAATTGATTGGTACATTGCGTCTTTATACGGCTGTCTGCTCTTGCTTACGTCGATTTGAACCAACACCGCATCATCTGGGTACTCTGAATGATTCCATGAGAAAACAAGCGGATTACTAAGAGAATGCTCGATTAATGGTTCCCAATTGGCGCGAAGCCATGCGGGTGTGATTATGTCGAAGTTGGCCTTAAAGCCGTTTTCTTTGCTTTCTACTGAGTTACCCAATTGTAGGCCTGTTTCGCTCTTGTTAGATAGCTGTTTGAATTTCCTATCCATGTGAGCAGGTGTGAACCCGCCGCTGATTCCGCGCTGCATTGTCATGTATTCGCCAATTACGATAATGCCGATGGATGGGATCAGAGTAGGGGCTACGACTTCGACACGGAAATAACGCTTGTTTACAGAGGTAAAGATATCAAATATCATCTGGCTATCTGACTTTTGCAGGGCAGAGGTTAAATCCGTCCAGCCTGTCGCGCCATCGGCAGACCATTGCAGCTTAGCTGTGGAGTTTTTCTCTGTGAGGTTATGGCTGAACACGGCGAAGCAGTCAACGTCTACCGCTGCGCCTGCATCTACGTTGATGTAGTATGTCCCGGTAGCTGATGGCTTATGAAAGTATGCGCTCTTCCAATTGGTGACATTAGACACCGGAAACGAAGCGTCTGAACTTGTCGCCGTTACCGTACCAGTGGTCATTATGTTTTGATAAAGAAAAATAGGCAAACTCATAAAACACTCCTATTGCAACTTAATAATTCTGCGTGCTTCTGCAATCCTTTTTTTACTTTATCGTCTTTGGAGAGCAATGCGTATCGATTAATTTCTGATATTTTTACTGTTAGATATGCATGGTGTGCTTCTTTTATTGAACCATAGCTACCTATATAACACCGCTTCCCAGCTATGGTTATTTGAGCAATATATTTTTTATTTGGTTTGTTTAAATATACCCCCTGCGGGTAGTCGCCTCTTATTTTTTCGTTGCTTCGAAGAATCCCGTTTAATTCTTTCGAAACAAAAACACATCTGCTCGGCGCATATACTTTGTTTCCCGGGCGTACTATATCTTTATCTAGTTCTTTTCCTTTCCAATCCCTGTTCGCCATCCATTTTTTAAAATTAGAAAAATAATGCCATTCTTCACATACAGAAACATCTGAATACGTTATTTGCCTTTTGTGAAACTCTTTGTCATATGCGCGCTTTAGCATATTAACCCATTTCATGTAGTATGGGCAAAGAATGCATTTCCCGTTATCATCTTTCCATCTTACTGGCTCGCTGGAATCATTTATCCCGATACCGCATATTAGTTTATTCTTTTTTCTCATGATGCAAACCTTACATTAACGTTCATATCCTCTGATGTCTTAACAAACTCTTCAATAAAACCCCTCATGTTATCTTCGCTCATAAATGCGCCTCCCTCCGGGAATCCTGTAAAGGTAAAAGTTCTGTCTCTTGTCTCTGCTGTGACTGGCCCTGCTATATCAGACGGTGCTATCCCCGGCGTTGTTGTGCTTCCCCCGCCTGCTGTTGGTGCTGATGTGGTGCCACCACCACCGCCGAAAGATGCTCCTAGTATATTTTGCATTTGTGACATTTGGGCAGTAAGTGCAATGCCGCCCATTATTGCACCTAATACTGGGCCACCTATCTTAGTTCCGAAGGCGTAAGAGTTCATCACCGCCTCAGGAGTAGCGATTGCAGCATTTGCAAGAGCCGCCGCTTTGTTTATTTCAAACATTGCTTTATTTCCATTAGCGACACCCGCTGTTAAAGAAGACATCTCGCTTAAAACGGCTTTTGTTTTTTGCTTCGCGGTCATCTCGTCGAATTTTCTTCTCTTCAATATGCCTTGCGCTTCGATATTCCCTAAATTGGCCTGATGTTGTAGTTCCAATTCTTCCAACAATGCTTTGCGCTCAACCTCTGTCACCATCTTTTGATTAAACGCATCTTCAACGATAGCGACTTCGCCTGCGAACTGCGCCAAAAGTGCCTCCTCGTTGAACATCGAATGTCTGAGGTTGTTGTATGCCTCTTTAATGGCGTCTATTTTCTCGATAGTCTCTTCGGGGTCTGCACCCTCTTCGCGTAGCTGGTCGCGTAGTGCCATTTGTTCGACAAGTTGGCGGCCTGTTTCGGTTTCAAGGCCGACACCCATTTTTCTTAGCGCATTAAGGTATTCGATACCACCGACATTATTTTGTACCATGTCGTTTTGAAGTCGTAGATTAACTAATGTTTCTTCTGCATTTAGCTTTTGTTTAAGCTGTTCGTTGTTGTATTTTTCTATAGCGTCTAATGCTTCTTTGTTTAGCGTTGTATCTGCCGTAGGCGTAAGGCTTGATATTAATTCCGTTTTGTCTACTTCTGCTACTACCCCAAACAATTTAATATACTCGTCGGATAGCTTTTTTACATTGGCCTGTGCTTCGTCTGCCTTGGCTGCGATTACTTCAAGATTTCCAGCACCAAATCCGCCTTTTGCAGATATCGCCATTTTCGCGTTTAATTCTGACGCTAACGCTGATGCTTTTGTAATTTCATCTATAAGCCTGAACTCTTCACGCTTCTTATCAAGGTCTCTGAGATGCTTTATTTTGTTGGTTATGTTGTCAAGCTCTCCCGCCAATCCCACTGCAAGCTCTTTTGTATCAGCAAATACATTTTTCATCATTTCGCCTGTGAGCTGTTGCCATGAGTTTGTGAGGTTTGAGGTTGCTTCGTCCATTGACTTGGCGGGGATAACCATTTCTTTCAGGCGATCATTAACAAGCCCGGCTACATCGTCTGTTTTTCTTAGCTCTTCATTTGTGAGGCCGAGTGAGTTAAGGAAACGTCCGAAGTCTGAGTTTGCTAATACTGTACCGCTTCCCAATGCATCGACTCCAGCTAATACCGCTTGAAACGGAATATTAGAGGTTGCGATTGATAGTCGTTTTGTTAATTCGATCATCTCTTCGGTAGATGCACCTGTTTTCTTCATGGCTGCGAATTGAGCGTTGAAAAGCTGTGTAGTCTGTCCGAGCGTGTGCGGGGTGAGCGCGTTGATCTCCTCTAGTCCTTTCATTGCTTCGGTTGCATCACGTGTCGCTAGTGTGTATTTCCGCGTGATGTCTAATGCTACGCCTTTGGAATCTACATCGCCCGATGTTGCAACAATAAGCCTTTTTAGGGCCGTGATGTTGTTCTCCATCATGCGGTTGTACTCGAAGCCGTCCGCTATGGCTGTTTTAACAATGCTTAACGCGCCATAGGCCGCCGCTAGGCCACCGACGGCGACCGCCATATTCTTTAATGATGATATGTTGCCATGTGATTGTTTTTCGGTTTTAGAGAGGGATTCGCCGAGGTCGTCGATACTATCGGTTATTTTTTTTAGCTTAATCGAGCCGTCGTCTTTAACATCAAACTTTAATATCAACGACTCAGCCATAGAAAGCCCTTATTTTTTGATAATGTTAGTGTAAATAATTAGCATTTAATAGGGGCTATATGTTGACAGGTGACACTATTTCATGCTCGAACTCGCCCATAACTTCCAGTACCATAGCCTGATAATCGCCCGGTATGGCGAAGGTGTCCATTATGCGAAGCAGGGCCGACACGTCGAAGGTGCCGTTTTTAACGTCCCTACCATAACTGGCATACCCATAGCAATCAACTAAAATCCGTTCTATGGACAATAAGTCGGGTGCATGATAGATACATCTGTATTTATCTTTGTAGGGTTCGTGCTTGTCCCCAGGGATATCTAATATACAAGGCGGCTTCCCGTCTGAGAAATTAGAGCATGTCCGACAATCGGGGCCGCGCTTTCTTTGCCATCTGAGATGACTTAGGACTTTCCCTTGACGGCCTTTTTCTTCTTGGCTTCTTTGATCTCTTTTTTGTCAAACTCGTATATCTTGGTTTGCACCGCCGCGACAAGAACATCAAGCCCTTCGCCGTTCCATATAGCCTCTTTCATTTCGTGAGTGCATGGGATGTCATTCCCGTTTTCATCTTTGAGCCCTTCCCATGATACGATAGAAGCAATGAATTTTTCTTTTGAAGAGTTCCCGCTATTGGTAGTTATTTTTATGTCGTCTGGGTCGCCGCTGATGTCAGAGGAGTTAATCAGCACGTTAATAGCATCTGAGCGGTCTAATTGCTTGATAGTTATGGAGAACTCTTCCGAGGCAAAAGAAGTGCCTTTAAATAGCTCATCTGTGTTCTTAAGGGTGATTGTTTTCTTTTCGGTTTGAAGTTGGTCTTTGGTTAGTATCATTTTGTGGCCTTTTTATAGTTTTGTGGCCTTTTTTGTAGTGCGACAGGCCACCGCCGCACCGCTGTTAAGCGTAAGAAGCAGTGCCGTTTGTAAGAGTTGCTTTCAAGACCGAAGCGTCGGCATGATCGTCATAGTAACCTTTATAATTAAAAGACTGCACAAGGCCCATCGGAGTATCTACCGTGACGCCTGTTGGTTCAAGCACAAGTTCTGCTACTTGGAACGCAAGAATATCCGCGCCCGATGTAAGCGTGATGGTGATAGTCGTTTCGGTTTGGCTACGGGCCGCAAGCAGCAGCGTATCATCTACAAAGAGCGCGTCAAGCGTACCGGACACCATGGCAAGCCCCTCGGGAATATCACCACGAATCGCGCCATCATCAATCGTGTACTGGTCGCCGTCTAAGCTGTTGGTAAAATTGAGAGTGATGTTTTTAACGTCTGTTGCGCCTGATAATGCAGCCTCAAACTTATTGAAACGGTCAAGGGCTACGACGGTAGGTGTCGCGACTTCTGATGTGTCTTTTGTCTCTTTGGCCCCGATAAGCGCGATTGATGCCGTAAGTTCATCGTCGCCGCCAAAGGTAATCTCTAAAGAGTTGGCCTTCATACCGTTATCAAGGTAGAACAGAGATAAGTCGGTGTGTGCTTTTTCAATAAATGCCGACGGGGTATCGTCGCCCACTTTGAATACATGCTCGTATGTTGGCCCTGAACCTGTTGTGGCTGGCACGCCCATAAGAAGCTTAAGCCAATGCCCAAACGCCGTAGCATCAACGGGAACGACTACAGATCCGTCAACAGACTTATAGCCGACAAAAGGGGCGGTCATGTTACGATTACCTGTGATTGTAGCGGTATCGTTTAATGCCTGAGTCTCTTTAAAGTCGAACGTGTTGAAGGGGAGTGTAAACGTAGCGGGTGAGCCTGGAGTCGTGCCGTAAACGGTTTCAAATCCTAATCGCAGCTCTGAAGATGAGCCTTTTCCTTGAGCCATGATGAATCCTTATTTTTCTTGAATGTTAATATAAATCAAGCCCGTTTAATAGGGGCTATGAATACTCTCTAAACGTCACAGTAAACGGCAAAACGTAAAAGGTGTTCTTTGCTCCCATTTGCGCGCTTCCAGGATCGGCACTGCTCAGCGGGCTATCCGCCAATGGTACATCAAACACTAGGCCAGACATAGTGGCCTCTTTGAATATAACCTCTAGTGCATCGGCTAAAGTCTCAGCCCGCCCCGCCCCAATACCTGCGCGGGTATAGATAGCGATATATAAAAGGTACTCTTCTTTGTATGGTGTAGAGCCGCCCATTACTTCGCGCTCTGTTTCAAGTTGCCGGATAAGCGGGATAATGAATTCATCCACATTAGCACCTTCGGTATTCTCATACACTATCGGCGTCGCCGACCAGTTGGCTTCCAAATACTCTTCAATTATTTTTCGTGCTGCTTTCATAGTCCAAACTTCCTTTTTGTTTCGGCTTCGGCCCGCTTGTAAATACCTTCTGTAGCTTGCTTGGAGTGGCCCGCTTCCAACGCTTCAGCATACGCGAGATGATTTTGGATGATGATTGAGTCGCCTTTTTTAAACTTCTTTGAATACAAAGTAAAAGCATTTGCCATATTGTTTGCAAGTCCTTGATGTATAGCGTTCGGGTTTGCTGTCCAATTTGCAATTTTGTTAATGCTGATAATATTAGAAGCTCGGAATAGTCCGGTATCAACCGGGGATAGCTTCAAGATTCGGTTATATGCGAAATTAACAACATTCGCCATATTTCTGTTGCGTATCTTGACTGTTTTTTTGAGCTTCTTATCTAGTCCGCGCTGAAATGATTTTATGTTGCTCGATATCATTTCCGCGCCTGCATGACATACATTACCGTTACGCCTTGCGCTACTATCTTCTCTACGTTGATAATGTCATGCGTTAAAGAATCTATCTCTACTTGACCTGTAATGGCTGGCTCTGTGCCTTTGTCGGCAATCGTCACCTTAATGTCACCCACGGCAACCAGGTTGCCCAATTCATTCGCTTTGTAATTCTCTATAATGGCCTTCTGTGTTACAGGCGTTGGGGTCTTTGTGTTTGCCCCGGAAGCTGTGCTGTATGACGAAGCGATAGCGTTTATGATTATGTCGGTTCCAAAATCATCAATCTGCTCAATAGCTATCTGTTTGAGGTCGGCGGCTATGCTCATCCTCTGAATACCTCAACTACGCCGGGGTTATTATCTAGAAATGGCGTAAGGTAATCAAGCACATAAGGCGGCAATTCGTTATTGGCAGGCTGAATCGTGTTGAAATCGACTTCCAATGGCCCCAGCTTCACCGAGTCGTAAGCATCGTTGCTGTCGGCTGCGGTCATGTCGGTAGAAAGCATGTAAATAGCCAATTCATAAACAGCGGTTTTTACACCAAGTGGTATCTCATCGACTGGATAGGTTTTATTATCGATAGTCATTTCGGTACGAGGCCATTTAAGAGCCTGTGTTGTCGTGTAGCGCTCGCCCTCAAACTCTTCAAAGTCAACTCGCAGTGATGCCTGAGAGATTGCCCGATTCTTTACGTCATCGGTTCCCGTCCAGTTGTCCACATTTAGCCGTGTCAAAAAATACGCCTCTGCTTCCACTAGTGTTACATAACTGTTTGAATCTGTGCCGCCGACTGTCGCGTCTATTTCTAGAGCCATTTAATATCCTTCATTAGATTTCTTCACCCCACTCGAAAGAGCATCGCATGTCCGCAGTAGCCCCTTTGCCTATTACAACAAAATAATCTCCAGCTGTCAAAAAACAATCTATATGATCTGAGTCGGGGTTGGTCACATATTCAGTCACGTTGGCCTGCAAAAATCTTCCGCAGAACAATCCCGCCTTTGCGGTGTCTAGTTCCGAATCGGCGGCGAGTACTGGCAAAAACACCTCTATATTTCCCCCATTGTGCGGAGTCCATGAGCCTGTGTTTATAACAAATGCCGTTGTATCCCTTGTGCTATAGACTTCAAACTCGCCCTTCTTGCTTGATGTTACTATTAATCTGGCTCGCCTTAAATCTCTTGTATTGGTTTGTCCGTGGTGTAACAATGGTATTCTTAGCGCATAAATAGGGTCGCCGCCAGCGGTTACTGTTACCTCGTTGCCAGTAGATACCGAGAACTGCTCCCTCGTCTTATTCCCGCCTTCGCTGGAAACATCAATACAGCCACTTTTAATCGTTACTTCGTCACCTTTGTTTATCGCTACAAATGCGGCAGACAGTGCGGGGTCAGGCATTACGATACTGTCCCGAGTGCCTACCAAATCAAAAGAATGAACGAGCTTTGATCTTCCCGTTGCGGAGTCACTTGTAAAAAAATAAATATCACCTACGCCCCGCCATTGCATTTGAATATCATAGAGATTGCCTTTTTCTACATCAAAACCTTCAGGGAGATGTTTTATTTCTTCTTCCATGGTTTCCACTCCACCATTTTTTAAAACAGCGTATAGCTTGCCATCTGCTTTGAGCCTGAAAAATACACCGCTTTCATGATTGAACATGCCGAAATTTCTTTCACCCTCTAAATTTTTATCTGGTAAAAATATCGATGCAGACCAGACATGGCCTCTATTTGGCTGATAACGCGGGTGCCTCTTGGTGTGTAGATGCGATTCATCATTTAAGACAGGGCCGGATTTAAACACCAGTTCCCCGCCAACACTTCCGCTGCGGGTTGATGTGCTTATGTCGAGTAATTCCGTGCCGTTCTCTTCCATAATCCACAATTGATAAGGAATATCAAAAGTAAACAGGCTATGCAAAACAGAATAATCACTAACGACTTTAGCGCGCCCGTAAGCATCCATCGTAAGCTCGCCATCACCCAACACAGTCTTTGTCTGCGTAAGGGGTCTTAAAAGGTCTCTCATTGCAATCCTTTATAGATTTATCAACACCCGCCGAAGCGGACGCAGTAAAGCTACTCTTTTGGAGCTTCTTGTTTTAGGGACTTGCCGTTTTTGTCGCATTGCTCGTTTCCGGCGGCCTCCCATTCTTTGATATCTACGGCATATTTGACTTCGACAACTTTGGCTGTCCTGCCTGTCCCGGCCTTGAAGAAGGCCATTGTTAAGCCTTCGCCAAGTAACAACCCGCGACGATGTTGGTCTGCGCTGTACTGACCTTAACAGCCGTGACGCGCACGTGAGTCGGTGTCGAACCTCCGGCAGCTTCTACCGCTTGATTTCCGGTAAAGGCAACCTCAAACAGGCCAGTCTGTGCGGCTGCACCTGTGATATCCCATGAACTCTGCACTTCGCCTACTGGGTAGTAATTCGTACCGTCGCTTGATACTTCAAGGCCGAGCGTGAAATAATCCGAATCTGCTGGTGTACCCGCATTTGAAATAATGTTAAACACAGCAACAAAGCTGTTATCACCTAGCAGACCTGATATGGTTGCCGCTGTTTGGTCTCCTGACGCCGTGATAGTCACGCCGTCAATATCTAACACCTCCAGAAGAGAGTCAAATGTTCTTGAACCTTTAGGCATAGTGTCTCCTTTACGCTGTTACTGCTGCGTCTGTAATGTTTTTCAGACGTGCCGCTGATCTTGGAGCGAAGACGCCCATTCCGTTGTACCATTCGATACGTGTTCTTAGTGCTGGTTTGGTTTCCAGTTCACCAATGTCACGAACGTCCATCGTGCCGTTTTCAAGACCTGATACCTGACCTTCACCGATAGCCATAATATAAATAGAGGTTGTCGAACCTGTTTCGGTATATCCGAGAATATCCGTATTTGTATTATCTTTATCCGCGATAAGAATCGGAAGGTCGTTGTATTTAGCAACCTGGCGACCGAACTCGTCAACTTCGTATGTGATGTTACCGCCGACTGCCGCTGTACGTGCTGCAACTGTCAGGCGTCTACGAACCGATTTAGACATAAGCAAGTATGTCGCGCTGTCTACTGCGTCGATAGCTTCATCAAGCTTGGCAAGCGAAAGACCTGCACCTGTTGCATGGTTAGCGATAAGTGCATCACCTGTCAAACGAATCTGAAGGCCGTCAAACTCACGCGGGTCTGCTGTTGAATCACCTTTTACAAACGTTTTAGTCCAGGCAAGTGAAAGAGCTTTAATCTTCATTGCTTCATGCACTGCACGTGAACCGCCACCCTGCGTATCGACGATAAACTTGTCGACATCTAAATCGCCACCTGCAATTACGAGGCTTTCGACTTGTGGGTTGATGATACCCGTTGATTCTGTATAAGATTCATTCACACCACGGAAACCGATTCCAGGGAGAGTTTCCTCTATGTTGTACTTGAGCGAGTTGCCCGCAATGCCTTCAAAAGGAAGTACACGAAGGATGTCGCTTGTTTCTGCGAACTTCTCCATTACGCCTTGCTTGTAGACGTCGCCCGTTTCGAGCTTCGCCGCTTCTATGATAGTTAGTGCCATTTTTTATGCCCTACCTTGTTTCATTTTCTCCGTTGAGCTCATGCTCTGGGAGTTATTGTTCACGACTTGGCGCTGATTGCCCATGCCGCCGCCGCCTGGTGGTGTCTCAGGTTCGAGATGTCTCGCCCAAAGTGGATCTTTTCTCATGTTATCCACGAATTGAACGGGTTGGATATACTCGCCTGTCTGAATATTCTTCGCAGGTTCGTTGTTCTCGTCTTTGACGTACATTTTGCCGTCACGATGAATGAATGAGTTTTTAATATGGTTGATTACATTGGCCTTAAGCATCGGGTCATCTGTGATGAATCCCTTAAGCAGGCCGCCGTTTTCAATCTCCGTCGAGAATACCAAATCCTCATTCGCCTTTTGAAGCGTTGCGTTTGTCGTGTCTTTTTGAGTGATTACTGTGCGTAGCTCGTTAAGCTGGCCTTCGTATTTACTCTTAATCGCGTCATCATCTGCGGTTTTGTCCAAAACCTTAGAAAGTGCATCGACTGAAAGATCGCCCTCGATATCAAACTGCTTTGCGATTGCATCGTTTAGCGTTATCATGTCGCGGTTTTTTGTCTTGGCTTTGTCGCGCGTTTCTAAAGCCTCATCAAATACGCCTTGCAGTTTAGTAAGCCCGTCTTTTAACTGGCCTCTAACCTCTTCATCTTCTACCGTGTCGAGCATTTCCCCGAACTGTGAAAAGTAATTCATGTTTACCCTTTGTTATATTGCTATCCAGCCTAACAAGGCAAGCTATCCAGCTTGATAAAATAATAATAGCTTTTAGATTGATTTAATAGGGGCTAGAAATTGATATGTATCAAGGCTTTTTAGTTTTATTTGTGTAATAATTATAAAAACAGGGGGTTAAACATGAGTTTTCATGAAACGTATAAAGAAAAAGTCTGTAAGCGCTGCCATGAGAGTAAAAATATTTCTGATTTTGTAGTGCCATATGGAGATGGTGTGGCGTCTAGACCGTATTGCTCCGAATGCAGACGGCTTATTGTTCTTGAAAAAAACGCGTATCAGGCTGCTCTGGTCAAAAAAAGGCAAGCCGAAAAAAGAAAAGAAAGGGCCTTAATGCTTAAAAGCGGTGAGGCTTTTATTTGCCCCAGATGCAAACGTAATTTTCTCATAAAATATAAAACTAAAAATGGGATTTGCACAGGCTGTGCTAAACAAATAATAGGCAATGAAGAATATAATAAAATGATAGATTCTGCCGAAGAGCGCAGGAAAATAATACGCAAAAAATGGGCCACATCTCAACACGAAAAGGCAGAGGCCGAGAACAAAGAGCAGGATATGATTGCTGCTTTCTTAAAAAAGAAAAAAGATTAGACCACGTTAAGGTTTTTCTTTATCTCCGGTATCGTAAGGCGTTGGTTTCGCGTCTTACTTACAAGGTCGTTAAAATCCGCGCCCTCGTCTTGAAACAGTTTGTATCTACCCGCGCCCAAATATGCTTTTTGCTCTGTTTTCGGCCATGTCTTAAATATCTCTTTAAACGATTTATCGCTGCTAACCTCGCCCGTCTTTTTAGGCGTGAACTTCGTGGAGGTCGTGCCGTCTCGATGATGTACTGTCCGTTTATCCCATATCACAGTAGGGCGGGTTGTCGGTTCCTCTAAAGTCTCTTTAGTCTCAGGAATTAGGATTGACCTGCAATTATAATGCAGTGCTGGCTGGTTCGGTACGTTGCTGATAGTGCCATACTTCGACAATGGATAATATACCCCGTCAAGATTCGCGCATATCTCAGAGGTGCGATTGTCGAGTGTCGCCGTATAGGTGTAGCCGACAATCTGCCCGCCCTTCTCCATTTGTGCGTATCCTTCCATCTGCGCCTCACGTACCGCCTGGGTCATCGCTGTGCGCGCTATGGTGTCAATATCTCGCCGTTCGATCTTTGCAATCACATCGCTTGTCGCGTCTATCATGCGGGCTTGTCGTTGGGCTTCTGATATCCCTGTACCGTCATAAAGGCTGTTAGCGATTGATTTTCTCAATTTGCTGGATATGCCGAAGATGAAGTTTTCTTTATACTCTTTGAGCGTATAGCCTAATATCGGCCTTGTCGGGTCAAGTATTCTTTTGATTGCCGCGTCTGGGAGGGTAGAATAAACCGCCGCCGTTGCCCCAACTGATGTTGCTAGTTTCGCCGTAGCGTTGTAGCTGATTGGTGCGACCTCTTCCATGTCTTTCATAATGAGCGCGTCGAACTCGCTGAAAGCTTTGGCTATCTCTTCGTTTACCGTTTGCCGAAGCACTATCAGTCTGCGTTTGTCGGTCAAGTCGCCTGTCGTGGCTATCTTGGCGTTAATGACTTCTTTCGCCATATTGAGCGCGTCGATAGTTATTTCTATCGTGTCGGGTTTGTAGCGTTCAAGGTATAGAAATGTCGCTAATACCTTGCTGATTAGTGGGTTTTCACTCATTGCTTGCCGCTGGAATTATTGGCAGAAACTCACTTTCAAGATTGCCCGCCTCTTCATCTTTGTCGAAGTCCTCCGCGAGCCATTCGCCTAAAATCATCATATCCCATAGCGTGTCATTACTCATTTGGCCTTTGCCTACCATATCGCTAAGTACGCGCATCTGCTCAACCGATAGCGTTTTCTTGAATATGTCGCTATTGACCGTAACCGTGCCGCCGTCTTTTTTGTAGTAAAGCCCCGTGAAGTGCAAAAGTTGTTCGAGCGTGTCTTTGAGTTGTCGCACCCATCCCGCCATCTGTGATATCTCTTCGGTCTTGTCAAGTATCTTTTCGGTTGCGGTTACGTCGGTCTGTTTGTCAGCCAATACAGATAAGCCCATGATAGACATTCGCTGTTCCAGGTCGGTCATAAGGTCGCGGTTGAGGTTCACCCCGGCACCGTCGTATGAAGTCCATCCTAGCTTCGCGTCCGGGTTCTCTTCCACTATTGCCCGATTGACTCCGATCGTTAAGCTTGTAAAATTCTTTTTATCCACTCCAATGGCGGTAAAGATAGGCACCGACGCGATATGTGCAGAGTGCCGCGTATCTGAGTAAATCTGATAGTGTGCGATGTTCATTTCGCAAAGCTCTATCAATGGCGGCAATGCCTCCATGCTTGGCGCGTTGGTGTCGAGGTTAAGTTCTGCCAACGGAATAACGTTAATTCCTGTCAAGCCTTCGTCATGTACTGCAAATTCGCCTTTTTTGCCTTCGCGGTAAATCGTCCATGCCCCAGGAGTCAATACGCGATACTGCGTGATAGTCTCTTCTCCAAACTGCCCTACAGGCTCCGATACCGTTTCGGCAATAGTGATCTGCATAAGCACATTTTCCCCGCCGACACGCTTGTATCTCCAGTTAAGAACATTACGGGCATTTACAAGCACCCAATAGGGCCGCCTGTTTAATCTTTGCTCATCGGCTTTGCTTTTAACTTCGCCTTCGGCTTTTGGCATTTCCACGTAAGCGTAATGCAGACCGTCACGTATGCCGTTATCGAATAGTTTCTTTGCGAACACGTCAAAATGGTTACCGTCAAGATCAATGCTGGTTTCAATATCTTTGATTTGCGAAGGGACATCTTCGTTAAGTTCGGGGTTTTTTAAGAAAGCGATACCAGACAGAGAATCAACCGTTTTGTTAAACACGTTAAAAAGAACGGCTTTAGATAGGCGGGAGTTGTAGCTTTTAGCCTCTTCTTTTTCTTCTTGGGGCAAGTATGTTGTGGTTTTGCTTTTTACGTGCTCAGTGCCTAATGAAAGATCGTAGGTTTTTGTCCAATTCTTTTTCATTGCTGTAACGGCTGGTAGTTCAAAAGAAGGGAGGTTGTGCTTATCCATAAATTACCCTATTTTTTGCAAATGTTATTATAATTAAGGGGGTTTTAATAGGGGCTAGATTATTCGTACCTCCACCTATAGCCGCCCGCAGTTTCTCTTTCTCCTCTACAGCATGAAGCTAGATTTCCACAAGATACGCCTGTTTGTCTTTTTGCATCCTGCGCTGATACAAATTTATTTAACTCTTCGCCATCGAGTTTATATTGAATAACTGTTTTTTGCGGCCTATGTCCATGTTTAATTTTACCTGAGCGCATATCTGCCTCCGCCTTGGCTTTATTCTCGCCCCACGTCATAAGCTGGATATTATCAAAACTATATCCTTTTTTGTCATCTTTCCTGTCTATACTCGGCGACAGGTTTTTATTATAATCAGACTCTACCCATTTTTGATACAATGGCCCAAACTCAATTTTAGAAAATATCCATATTCTCAATTCGCCAAGTGTGTATTTTGGTACGCTGTGGCCTCTGCTTCTGCTGCTTCCTAGCTGGGAACTATAGATATTTGCCACTAGGCCGCTTTTGGTTTTCTTATATGCTGCGCTTCGTAAATTATTGCATCTTTTACACTGTAATTTTAAACCGTCTCTATTGGCTTTCTGTTTGCCAAAATCATCTATTGGTTTTTCTGTTTTACATTCGGTGCATTTTTTAGAAGTGTTCATGTAGGTTCTCCAATTCAATTTCCAATTCAGAACAAATGAGAGGCCGCTAAACCTCTCGAATTGGACTTATATTATACCATAAAAGAAACTGAACCTGACTCGCTAACCCTTATCGGGAATCTTACCGCGGTGTAATATCTTAATGCGGTGGTGATGTGCTGGTAATCGCTGTCTTTTTCTTGAAAAGACGAGCCTTCTTTTAGCTGCACTGTTGCTAGCCCTTTGTCGGCGTATTTGCATTTTTTATTATTTACATACAAGTGTGTTTCGTTTGCCGCGTTTAATATTCTGGCTCTTAATGAATTCTGTCCGTCAATAATTTTGCCGTTTGCTTTTGGCACTTTATCCCTAACTGACCAGCCCTCTTTTTTTAATATGTCTTTGATAATCGTAAAGTTTGAATCTTGCGCGTGCTTCTCCCCAGCTCGCCCACTTGCATCGCCATATAAAATCACTTGTTTCACTTGTGCTGCTTTGTACCGCTCCACAAACTCTAACGCTGCATTTCTGGCTACTGCGCTTTCTAATATGATTTCATCTACCACGCAAGACACATCGCCGTACTCCTGTACTATTGCACTACTCATCGGCGTATAATTAAAGTCGTGACACCACATTATAGGCCGGGTATCATCATATTCCTTATTGGTGTGGTTGGCTTTCGAGTAATCTTCATACACTCGCCCCGTTGCAGTTTCAAAACTGGCCTCGTATTCCTGTTTAAATTGCTTCGCGCTCATGTGACGCTTTGCTGCTTCGATTGTCTTCGCTGGCAATATCTCCGCACTCGTCCAGTGGTATGCCTTCCAATCTGGGTCACCGCTGT